CTGATCAGAAAAGGGCAGGAATGAACGAGGCATCTTAATATCTTGCAAAGTAACGGCTTTGTCCAACATATTCTCAATTTCTAACTGTTCCGGCACAGTAATTCCAAAATGAGATTCATAAACCATCCGATTGCGATAATCAATAACAGGATCTTCAAAATCGTCATACTTGAATTGTCTCATGATTCTATGGGACCAAAAGATTCGGGATTGCTCTGCAATATAATCTCCTTTACCGATGATCTGAAGGACTTTGAAAGCTAGTTTTCCAACAATAGGTGTGTAACGACCAGTTGCATAAAGACTCATTGCCTTAGCACGAATCAATTTCACCAGTGTCTTGGGACGGGCATGCAAGTATTTTGCGGTAGTAGTGTAAAACATCCGAACAATATTACCTGGATTAACAATGACCTGTTTAACATCGGGATCATAAAGATTACCACAAAATGAAGTATTTGCAATGTCAGTTTCATGCTTTATCTTAATATTAAATCCAAGAGTAGCAAAATCCTCCTTTGTCAGACACTTAGTATCCATACCAATGAGACCATCATCACCTTCCACAAAAAAATCATATTTCACTCCAGGGTACTTAGTTGCCATGAGAAATTTTATATTTATCATGTTTGAGAACCCATTTGCCAATGAAGTCCACATCTCACCAGACATACGGGATCCAAGGACATGAGCTAGGAAATCACGGTTGCATAGAGATTGGACTCGAGGGCGACCATCTGATGAATGGTACGCCCGAAGAACTATCTGGAGAAGGTCAGGATTGCGGGATAGAAACCATTTAAAAAGCTCTTCCTCAACAGCCAGAGTGTAAGCGGGGACGAAAGAGCTTTCAAAGGCAGTAAAATCTGTTTCTGCTTTATAACGGAAATGATTGATACGATCCAATTTATGAGGCAGGTCTTTTATGGGAACGTACTTTACAAAATGTTTATTCTGATACATTATCTTCTCGATCTGTGAAATGCAAGGACCGATAGCGACTTTAAACTGGTCTTTTCTAG